TAACGCTGTACTGATGACTTACCACGGAATAGTTTTATAACTACTCACTAAAGTTAAAGCCGAAGGCGTTGATACTTAGATAAAGCTATGGACTGATTGACATTGTGCTAAGATTGGGTCATTGTATTATGTAGAGCATTGTAAGTAGATATTTATGGATTTGGTACAATAACGTAAGGTTTTGGTAGTGTTTGGATAGTATAGTATGGATTTGGATGGATTTGGGTTACCCTACACATAAGACTACACTACCTTTGTAAACGTACCTACTAATTGTGGCAATAGTAGTTGCAAATGCCCTATAAATAGGACTTGCTATACATTAAAAAGGAAGCTTCATAGACATATGCTATATTGATGAGGGGGGGGAAGTACCATGAGGATACCTCCTGCTCTCAGGATTAGGATAACTTGTCACACTACTTGTACAATTTTTACCTAAACGGGCTAGTAATCTAAGGTTATAGCAATACATTACAGTTACTATCCATCAATAAGACCACCTATAAAGCTTCATAGCTTGTATTCTTCTGTTTAACTACTCATTTATTATGTATAATATTTTTTTAATTTTAAGGCTATCTAGGAACTTAAACCTAGCTTAAAAGAGTAGTATTTTTTTTATAATTTTTCAGTATATATAGGGAGTTCTCCAAAACCCTATTATGTACCTACTAATTATGTTTTTACCACATACATATACATAAATATGTATAGTTTTTTAGTAAAAAGTCAGCTGATATCAAAGCAATCTAACGAAAGCATAATATCAGCTAGTTTAGACCATAGTAATGGTCATTTTTTAATCATTGTATAAGAGGAATATTGGGTTGCTACGCAACATGTAATCCAAATAAAGATTAAGGACAGGCATTCACTGTATAAATATAAGATACTTTGTAAACTTATGTTAAGCCATTAGTAAACTAATACCACACAGTGAATGTCCATCTGTTAAAGTCCCAAACGTAATTTTACATCAAAATTAGGACAAGTCTTATTACTAACATCACAGTGACCTATAACGTTAGAAGGAGAGATTTTATAATCTTCCATCAAACCAAAGCAAAGCTTTTTCAACGATTTAAATTGAGCATGAGTAAATTTGTCAATACCAATAAGGCATATACCAGCATAGTGGTTATAACCTTTTGCATGAGCACCAGTCCAATATAATGGACGACCGTTCTCAATAGTACCGTCTTCAAGTATAACATAGTGATACCCTATACCGTCAAAGCCACGCTCAATGTGCCACCTATGTATAGTTGCAGCAGTATCGCCCCTACCTTGAGGAGAGTCACTACAGTGGACAACTATACCTTTTAAATCAATCATATATAATCCTTAAATAGGAACTGCAAATGCTGAACATTAAACACACCATGCTCTATAATAAGTGCACAATAGTGACATTAATAACGTTCTATTAGCGAGCTAACACATCACAGTTCCTATATTTATCTGTTAATCAACCAAAGGTTGAAACTCTATACTTTTTTCATATTGTTAGACACATTAACACCAAAAGATGCAGACACAATAGCAGTGAACGAAGCAGTAATTGGAACGAATAAATCAGTCATAGATTTAATAGCTAATTTAGTTCCATTCATATCACCTATGCCGAAAGATTGCATAAGTACAAGTATAATCATTATAAAAATATAAATTGTATACATAGTACTTACAGAAGAAGATATTTGTCTTCTCATTAAACCATTTGGGTCTAATGTCTTAATCATCAAAGCATTAGCCTGAGCCTTTTCCTCTGGAGTATCTATCCATTCTTTAGCAATATTTTCTATAGATTGTACAGCACCTCCAGTAAATAAACTTGTTAAAAATCCCATATATATCCTTTTAAGTAATTAGCAGAAACAAAAACACAAACGTTATATCTTGTAAGAAACCATAGTATAGTTCTTGAGTTTCCCAATGACCCCATACAGTAAAATACTTACTTCGCATTAAATATTGTGGGTATCTTTTATCTAGCTCACAGGCTATTGGGAATCCTATGCTCAATACTGCTATTGCAATAGCCAGCATATACACATCGACTCCGACCATAACCAATGGCAATAGCGTAGGTAACCACCAATAAAGTCCTCTAAGTGTCAAAGCCATCCTACAGTAGTTTCTCCACTCAGTTTCAGGGGCAAACACTAGCCTAGTTAAAAACCTAATGCCATTATTTTTACCTTCTTCTGTATTCTCTATTGCAGTGGTTCTATTAGTAGTCAAAGTACCTACCCAATCTCCCCAGCCAAATGACTCACCAGCTACATACCCAATAGTTACCAGAGACGCTACAAACCAATCACCAAATACTAGGTAAACGAGTAGTCCTAGAACCACTCCATTTACTTTGCTCATCCATGACCAAGTGCCTCTTAGTCTATTTAATATGGTAAACACTATGCTTTAACCCATACAGCAGTTTGTGCTTGTCCCGCTAACTTCAAGGCTTCACTTAGCTCGGCTTGTGTTACATTAACTATAGCATTATCTGCCATAACCCATGTAGTGGTATCATCAGCATCCATACTCAGTATAGCTCTACTCATACGCCCTTGTGCTACCTCATTTGCGTCCCATGAGCCAATGTCAGTGTCGACTACTAATTCATCAACCAATTTAGCTCTCTCAGCCTTCCATTCAGCATGAATTTGCTTATCGACTCCAGCCTGTATTTTATCTAAATCTGGAGTCAAATCCTCGTTGTAATACTCATAGTATGAACCATCTTCTTTAGTCAAAATGTTCTCCGTTGGCACTTCCTTATACCCTTTAGAGATGTGGAACTCTGTCAAAGTTCCCTCCCCTAAAGTATGTAATTTTCCATCTGTAATTTTTAAAATCATTTTGTTTCCCCTATATATTCAATTACTATATTTGTGTAGCTTTTACCGCTCCCAAAGTATATATAGTGTGTATCCGAAGCAGTTACACTTTCAATGTACATGGTGTCACCTTTTTTTAGCTCTTTAAGAATGGCAGGCTCAATACTTATGTATTTTTGATAATCCGTACCATTAGACTGAAAACGAGCTTCTTCTGCTCCATTAATATACATAGATGATATTATCTTAGTAGATGTAGTATCGCCATGGCAGTTCCATACTCTAGGATTAAATCTATACCAACCATCTTTGGGGCAAGTCCACAAGCCATTATTGTAGGCATTATGTGTATCTACTTCAGTTGTCCAGTTAAATATAACACCTACAGCTGTAATGTTAGTCCCTCCAGCGTAACCTGTGTATATTGGCTTATCTTCATATATAGGTGACTCCATTGCCACTTTACCTTGCACATCAAGACTTTCCATCACATTAGTAGGTAGCTCATCATCTTCTCTAATGTCCATAGGAGTCTCACTTGCTACTATTACTGGATTAGGTAAAAAACTCACAGGAGTTGCTAGGGGCTGGTCAATAGTTGGTTCTAGTTTGTAGACTGAGATGTCGTCGAAGTATGCTGTATCGTCATCTCCCGCTCCTTGCATTGATAATCTAACTATCAGATTACCATCTCCAACAGCTTCAAGTTCCCACTCTCCACCTGTGGTTTCAATATCTTCTATGGTTAATCTAACATCTGTGTTGTAAACTTTTAATCTAGGCAGTGTCCCATGAGCTTCTTTTAATACAACTTTATATCTAACCCCCTTTTTAACAGCTATTAGCTGCTCTGCATATGGATAATTAGTAGTATTTGCATTAACAGATAACTGCCCATTAACTATAGATAATGTTGCATCATATTTTGCACTCCACCCACTTGTATCAACATCAAATGTACCATTAGTAACCAGCTCCCCACCAATTGTAGTATAATACTTACCACTCTCAATATCAAACACCAATCTATTATCATCAGCACTTTCTTTTTCATACAGTCCGACACTAGGTTTTTTATCCTCAAAGATATACCCAGAACCATCTAGTTTCTTACCTACCCATTTAAATCCATCAGATACACCAGCAAAATCTATGCTTGCAGTAACTTGTTCTGAACTTCTAACAAATCCGTTTCCGTCTATACCATCTGTATAAGTAAATGTACCATCAGTGATATTCAAATTCGAGTCATCTGTAGGTAAATCAAAGTATGAGCCGCCACCATTTGTATTAGTATCTGCCTCAACTAAAGCTATGTATTTTACTCCCAAAGCATTGGAATTATCACCTATACCATCGGCAGAGAAACCAATACTTTTGAAATTTATCTCATTTCCACTAGTTGTTTTTTCTTCATCTGCTAAGTCAAGATGTAGTCTTCTTGATGCGGTGGGTAGTCGACTATTGTCAACAACTTGCCAATTTCCTGTAGCACTCACAGCTTTTATGGTAACCCTAGCAGATTTGAACCCTACTTCTACATAATTACCAGCTGCACCAGTTCCTACATATTCTACTATTGTCCATGTCTCTGATTTAGCTTTACCGTATAGGATGTAAGTGTGTGTATCACCATTTGTTTGGTTGTCCATACCATAATTTCCAGCGGCTCCGTTTGAGTTTAGTACAAGCGCAGTTCCGTCGTTATCTTCGGAACCTACGCTTATCGTCCGACTAGATAGTCTAGATGTTTCAAGTGTTGCTACGTTCCATTGCCTAGCGTCAGTTAAACATTTGAACTCTACATAATCAATCTCAACCCCTAAACTATGTGGTATTTCATGACCAGCACTACCAGAACCTTCATATATTACCATAGTCTCTCTAGTTACAGGATTATATGCTTCTATATATCTTTTATTCTGATTTGTAAGTCCCCATTTAACATGAGTGTACAATGTTTGATAGAGGACATAAGTCTCTGTGTCTGAGTTGGTACCATAGTTACCACTCACACCTACGCTCCCATTATTAAACGAAACAACAGACCAGTTATTTGTAACAAGTTCCGAATCAGTCAGGTTTGTGGAGATACTTACACCAACTCCCCTGACACCATCACTAACCACACTATTGTCGTTTTCAGTTCTACTCTTAATATGCACCTTACTAACACTACAGACACAAGAACCTTCATCAACTACATCACCAGCATCATTCTTAACGACACAATCTCCAGTACCTCTATCATGCCAGAAGCCACTACCATTACCACTTGCAGTAAAGTCTACTGAACTTATACCAGTAACTATATCTTGCGAACTACCATTACCAGTATATGTTACTGCTGCAAAGTTCTTAGTATTTATAAAATTATCTAATGATATACTGTCTTTTCCCAGAAGAACATTACTAGCAGAACTACTTACAGATGACACACCAGAAGAACTAACATTCATAGATACAAGCATACTATTAAAGGAAACAATATCTATAGTCGAAGTATCATCATCTATAGAAGCAGTAAAATATAAATCAAAAGGAGCAGATGGAAAACCATTAGTTCCTGGAGTTATAAGTAAATTACTGTATATACTATCGTAATCACCACTATTTTCCTCTAAAGTTAAAGTTCTTTCATAAATTAAGCTATCATCAAGGACATTTCTGCCTCTAATTGTTATAATTCGTTGAGCATTTGTATGAAAGAAAAAAGTCATTTCAGTACTAAAGTTATAACTACCATCTTTTAAAAAACTTATCTGATTATTTATTTCATCAAAATTAAAAATTGAAGAATCAGACGAAGGAATACTAACATTAAACGGAACATTTTGTTCAGCTATAGTAAGCAAAATATCAGTACCATCATCAACGAATGTGCCTTGAGCACTTGCAAGATTAGCTATAGCATCTGCATTTTGTTTAGTCTTATAATCAACAACTTCTGTACTATAAACGTTAAGATTATTTCTTGAAATAGACTTATCGGTAAGTTCAACAAGATTATTGGCAGCAAGCATATCACCAGTACCAGTTCCATTAGCACCATTATAAACATTAAAAGTTGTAGGACTTGACTTAGTATAAGTAATAGTATATACATCAGTAGTTCCAGGGCTTCCATCTCCAGAAGCAAGAGCAACTGAAACAATACTATTACCATCTATACCGTCTATTCCATCTATACCATCAGAACCATTATAAATATCGAAAGAAAATGTTGAGCCATCGCTCATTCCAAATGTATAGGTATCGACAGTTCCAGGAGAACCATCTCCACCAGTTCTTTCTAATGAAGTTACAGAAGTACCAGGAGTACCTTGACTATCTGCAACAGCTCCTATAAGCATATTTAGTTTTGTCCTGCGCTCTTGTTCACTATCTGTAGACTTGAAAAAAAAGTCAGCCATTATATCCGTCCTTTACTTTTGCTAAAAAATTCCTAAATTCGTTTTCGACACCAATAGGAACATTAGCTACTTTAAAATACTCAATAGGAGTATGTACAATATTTGAATCGGTTAGTTTAACACCGAGAAAAAAATCTCGCTCATACACTATTGTAATAAGCGGATTCGAATAAGCCATATCAACCTCCAGTTGTACTATTTTGACATATCACTGGAACTATATTCTTAAGGTCTTTAGACAAACTAACAAAACCTTGTTCCATAGTTTTTTCCATTGAGTCAAATTTTTTATCAATATGGTCGTTTTGAAGCTCCCACATTTTTATTTCAACGAACTTGTCGTCAACTTGCTTCATCGTAATAGAAGCTATATCCTTAGTCTTTAAGAACTTAATGTCAGAATAATGTTTGTCACTACGTTGCCATAATTTTTCAATATCAGCAGTATTTTCTTTTATTTTAGCCCTATTTACAGCAGCGGAGGAAATAACCCCAACTGCTGCAATCAAAAGACTAATCATCCAAGATTCTATAACCAATTAATCTCCTTCAATAATCTTTTGTGTGATTCCACGAAATGGACCCTTTAGTTTTGGCTTTCTTATATCTCTCCATATCCCACCCATTGGGTCTTGTGTATATGAAGTAATGTAATTTGGAAGCACAGTATTCATTGCTCTGCTTTTGGCAGAATAAACAACGCCCATTTCTTTCATATCTGTAAGCTTGCCTATTGTTGAACTTTCAAAGAAATCAGCCATTCCCTGAAGTGGATTAAATGAAGCAACGTTAGTATCAGTCTCTTGCCCAAAAGCATATAATACAACAGCTAAAGCAAAAGCCTTTTTAGGATTATTTCTAGTATGTTGTAGTAACTTAGGAGCAGTTAAACTGAACCACTTTGCAAAAGGAATAAATCCATACTTGTCAACTAGCTCAATAGTTTCAGGAACCATCTTATCCATATTGCCATAAATACCATTAGCTTCATGTACGGCACTTTTAATATCCATACCATCATCTAAATGCTTTTTAGCAATCATATATCTGCCTGAAGTATCAAGTACTGAGAATAACTTCAATGAACCTCTACCTAACGGAGTCTTCTGATTTAAGGTAACATATTGACCAGCCGTAAATACAGCAGGAATATGAGCTTTTTCAGTCATGTCCTTAAACATTCCACTAAGTAAGTCATTGTCACCAACAACACCTTCTACCCTATTTGTAGACAATCCAGCACGTTCCATTTTCCACAATAAGTTGTTTTTCAATTTGTCATTTAAAATCTTATCACGTTTTGCTCCAGTAATTTGTTGCAATGAAAGTTTATTAAGAATATCATCAAGCTCTTTCATATCACGCATTGCTGCAGTCTGTGACTCTAACATTTTCTTTGGAGATATACCATGAGCCAATGCATATGATTGATTAACTAGGAATGAGTTTACATATGATGAAGCATTTTTCAATACTACATTCTGCTTAAACATTGTTCCAAAATTATTTAACAATCTATCAGAAACCTTAGCCCATTGCTGTTCATTTAGCTTATACTTTCTTGCTAACTTAGTATTAATAAGTCTTACTTCATCACGACCAATTAGTTTAGCCACAAGCTCCTTATCAACATACTGCATTGTATCTCGTAAGTCGTAAGGTAATCTTTGTAATTCATCTGTTCCAAGCTTAGTCATTCCTGGTTTTTGTGTCTTAGAAAAAAGTAATGATTCGTCCCTTTCTAAAGTGTCAAGTACTCTAAGGATAAGTCCTCTATCTTTAACTTTTTGAGATACTGAACGTACAGTCTCAGATAAAGTGTTAGCTAAATCATCAACCTTTCCAGCTTCTAAACGAATATCCTCTTCAGCTATATATCTATAAGTAGATTTACCATTAACATCAGGACCTTTCTTTAGTCTATTCTTAGTCATAAACTCAAGCTCATCTTCAAGATTATTAAACTTCTGAACATCTTTGTTGTAAACCGTACCAACCTTTTTGTTTTCTAGTTCACGACCAACGATACCCATTTCGTCCATGGATTCTGCATCCCAACGAACCTTACCATCTTTATCTATGCGCTTTTGACCACGATAGACTTCAGATTGAAAGCCCTTGACAATCTTCTCAGAATTATTAGCAAATAAAAATTGCTCAGATAAGTGTCTCTTTTGAGCCATAGTATCTAAAACAAATTTCATATCAACATCACCTTGAAGTTCATCTACAACTTTCCAAGCATCGTTAAGCTCCATTGCTCTAATAGAAATCAACTTGTCTATAGCTTGTTCTGCACTGGAATCTAAGCCATATCTCTTTGCAATTAGATGAGGATTATTTAAGTAATACCCATATTGTTCAGACTTTTTGCCTATACCTTTTGCAGTTTGTTCTACTTCTTTGCCAACTATATCAAGCAACGCTTTGTGGTTAGTCCACATCTCATCAGCTTGAGCTTTCGTCATACCATTGATAGCCTCATAATCACTGTCCATTAGAACTTTAAGCTTAGCTTGCTTCTCCTTTGGAATAGTCTTGAGCCTGTCAAACAACACTTCAACCTTTCTATCAACATCTGACTTATGAATATTACGAACATTTTCTAGCTCAGTAAACTCCTTAAACTTAGGACTTGCAGAGTTCTGCTCATCCCATAAAGTTTTATAAGCATTAGTATCTTTGTAAGTTTCTTGTGTTACAGCATCAACTTGAGCTCTAGTATTTAGTTGCTCATTAGTTAGTTCTTGGTCTTGCTTATATGAATAAGCTTCAGCTTTCTTTTTAGCATAAGTCTTAGGGTCTTCGCCCATCTTCTCAATAGCTTCTTGTTCCTTTTTAAGAACAGCCTCCATAGATTCAAACTTACCACCAACAATACTGCCATCTTGTTTAAAGTACTTGCGTTCTCCCTGCAATACATCATTCAATAGTGGGTTATATTCTAACTTGGCTCTAGACTCATTAAAAATGCGTTCTTGTGTAGCATCCCAAGCTTTCTTATTAACTCCCTCTGGAGCTGAAAGTGCTTGCTTAGGATTATATTTTGCCGACTGATGAGCTAATGCTATCTGTCTTTCAAATACATCGTCTGAGTCTCTAGCTACAGACATAGTCCTATAGCCAGCTTCAGTAACCATTGAATCTATTAGCTGATTAGTAGGAGCATTTCTAACATTACCACTAGCCATAAAATCACGCATGACTTCTTCTTTAGTGTTCTGCTTTGAAACATCAAACTCTCTAACTTTAGCAACCTCTGGAATACCAGCTTCGTGTTCAACACTTAGCTTATACTCAGATTTCTCAATAGCCGAAGATTCTAAATCTCCAACCTTCTTAGGAGTGCCTTTATATCCAAGTTCCTTCATGATATCATGGAGTATGCTAGACTCATTAAGTTCGACCATAACTTCAGTATATGCATCTTTAGCTTTTTGTTCCATGCCTTTAGGCACAGTAAGTGCATCGTGAGTTGTAGGTATACCTTCCTTATTCATTCTTCTAGCTACATAAGCATCTATTGAGTGAATAAGATTTGGCATTAATGCTCTAGAAAAATCATCTAAATCTCCAGTTTCAACCTTGAAAGGAATATTCTTCCCTCTCATAGATATAGTACCATCAGCTCTTCTAGTTAGTTTGAATTCAACTTTAAAACCATCAGGCAAAGTCCATTTAAATGTACCGTTTTGATTATTATCCATGTGCTTATATATTAAATCTCTAAGCTCAACCATTTCTGGAATAAGCATATCACTAGCTTTATTATATTCAGCAAGGAACTTTTCAGCATCGATTCTATTAACTTTTTGTTCTTTCATTATATTACGAACAAGACCTTTTCGACCTTGACCATAATTCTCTGTCATAAATAACGGCTTAACAAGTTCTTTCCATGACATTTCTTTGCCATCAGAACCTAAGACCTTAGGCATCTTTAGCCCATTCTTTTCCATAGTTTTACCTATAATAGAACGAATGTCATCTTCTCCACCATAAAGTTTAGATAACTTAGCAAGCCTTTTGCTTCCAAGTATTACAGATATTATCTGCATAATCGAATTAGAAGCATCTATAGTCGTATCCTTGAAATTAATATCTTTAGGCAATAACTTTTTAGATTCATCTATACCTAATAGTTCTCTTTGCTTATCACTAACTCTTTTATTAGCTAAGTCTCTGGCTTGTTTTATAGCACCAGTTCTTTTGCCTTTAATCACAACAGGAATAGTTTTATCTGCAATCTCTCCAATTGTTAGAATTTTATCGCGTGCATCTTTAAACTGGCTCTCCGTTAAACGAGGTTGACCAGCCTTTTCGCCAGACTTATACTTAGGATTTTCACCAGTTCTTCTAGCTTGAGCAAGTGCCTTTTGTAGAAATTCATTACTCCTTTGAGCCTCAGCAATTTCTTTAGACTCTCTCTCAGCTTTCTTCTCAGGTTTTTCTGTCCCAGTACCAGCTTCTTTTTTCATCTTGATGTCGTCTTTTACCTCGATACCAACGTCACGATATTCTTTCGCAGTAGCTTCCTTATAGGCAATAGCTTCTTCGTCAGTTTTGAATTGTTGTTCACCACTTCTTGAAATTCTATCATCTATGCGTCTACCCTCACGATATCGCAACTCTTCTCCGCTTAACTTACCTTGATGAAATAAGTTAAGGTCTTGTTTAGCTCCAGTATAATCCTCAATCAATGCTATATCATCACGATATGCTTTTCTTTGACTTGCAGTTATATTAGATATATCAAAGTCCTTAGCCTTTTGTTTCTCAGCTATTGTTACTTTTCGTATTGCTTTCTTTACTTCGCTTAACTTAGATTCCGCTTTTTCAGTAATTGATTTCGCAGTTATCTCATCTGTTACGGTACTTCTTGGAGTACCCTTAGCCTTAACAAAAGCTTTATACTCATCAGAGAGTTTATTCTGTCTAGTATAAGAAGTCTTAGATTCTACAGAGGTTTGCTCATCAAGTTTAGCTTTAGCACGCTTATTTGCTTCTTTGTCGGTTGATTTACTAGACTTTTTTTGACTAGCAGTGTCAATCTTTTTTCCACCAGAATAAGTTTTGCTTGCAAGCTCAGGATGATTGACATCGACAGCTGATTCAGCTTTACCAGTCTTTTTATTAAACACAGATTTTCTAGTCTTTCCAGAATATGGGTCAATGTATTCAACAACAATCCTGTCGTCACTTTCCTTTACTACTTTTCCAGTAATGTTTTTTCCATCAGGAGAAACAAAAGAATAGTTATGTCCATCAGGAACATTAACACTATTAGCTTTTGAATTTAATTCCTTAAGCTTAGCACTAGCATCACTGCGAACTTCTCGAGGTAGACTCTTATCATCTCTTATGCTTTTATATTGGTCTTTCTCAAAGCTGTCTCTAGTCTGATTAGATGTACGTTTCTCAGTTGTTTTAGCTTGAGCTTGACCATAGCGTTGCCTCAATTGCTCATCTCTATCAAAAAATTCTAAACGTCTATCTACTTCTGCCTTAGCATTTTCAACTTCAGGTTTAGCTTTTTGCTTAAAACTTGCTTTCTCAGTAGAAGCCCCTTGTGGACTTAATAGACTAGATTCTTCTGTATAAACTCTTCCTCTGTCATCATAACCATAGGATATTTTCTTAGGATTATTGACTTCAGGTACAAAAGTTTGGTCAGGAATAGGCTTGCCTACTTCAGCCTTAGGCTCAACTACATCATATTCGACATTTTCTACGGCTCGCTTAGATTCTTCAACCTTTGGAGCTTCAAACTCTCTTCCAGATTTGGTTTTTATACCACCTCCAAGAATAGCCATGTCCTCATCAGTTAATGCTTGACCAGTTTCTAGTTTAATTTGAGCTTTCTCTAATGGTGTCGCATGCATAAATGCCTTACCTGCACCTAATAAAGGAGTTCCAACTAAACCGATACCACCAGCCATTAATGCATTAGCAGTTGCTTCAGCATCACTTTGTCCATATGCCTTACCAAGTAAAAACTCAGTAGAAGATAAAACTCCAGCATTTTCAAGTGCATCAGCTCCTACAGCTTTAGCAGTTTGAAGCTTCGTAGCTCCTTGTGTTATAGCAGAATTAGTTCTAGACATGCGTCCAAACTTTGCTATAGGTAACATAGTTACTATATCACCAGCGAATTGACCTAAGCCACCTCCGCTATATTGTTGAGCTAGTTCGTTCTTAGCATCCATTGCACGACTCTTTTTCTGAGCCGAATCTCTTAATTGCTGAGTAAAGTTCTCACCAAATATTTGATTGATAGCTCCTGCATCAGTATCGGTGAAAGGGGATTTAAACCCCTCCCATACCTTTTCAGCTAAATTTGTTTCCTCATTAGCTTTAATATCATACAATAATTGAGCAGTTGCACTAGAACCAGATTGATTAATTTCATCAGCTATATTCCCTGTAAGGTTATTATAGTTAGATAAAAGACCAGTACCAGCTTTCTCAAGTTGATTTAAAAATCTATCAGAATCAGAAACTTGGTTTAATAAGGAATCCTGTAGAGGAGTCTTGTCACCCATTAGCGACGCTAAAACCTCTTCATTACTTAATGGCATTGCCATAACTATTCCTTATTCTTTTTGTACCATCCACACTTTGGGAAAGTTTCTAACACATCAATGTTATGTTTTTCGCAAAGATGAACAAGTATCGCTTTCTCCTCAGTGAAATAATTGTCACTGCAAGCAAAACTGCCATCATTAAGTAAAAAAACATACCATCCGAAGCTATTTTCTATCTTAGAATGAACTGATGCATCAACAAAAAGACCATCAATTTCAATCTTGCATTTCAAACCACAAGGTGGAACCATTAATCTTATTGTATTAGTATCATTGTATTCATATTTCATATAAATAACCTCCTATTGTTTTACTAGGGCTTGCTGAAATGGACTTTCTCCACCTGGAAACATGTTCCACAGGTTGATAGGCAAATCCTCCAACGTATATCCCTTGCCTAAAAAGTCACTCTTGACTTTATTATAGACACTTTCTATGCCTCCAGCGTAATAGCTTCTTTGTCCTTCGGGAGTAATTATATACTTCAGAATAGACTCTTTAACGAAAGACTTTGAAGTCTTGTCAAGCTCAGTATTGAACCAGGGGTCGTTGACATTATTTAGATAATCATTAAACTCCTCAGTAAGTGCATCAACAGCATTGCCATCTTTTCCAGTCAATTCAGCTACACCAAGTTTAGACATTGTGTCCTCTTTCGGTTTGCTATATTTAGCTGCAAGCAATTTACTAGCAATACTGTCTTTAGACATTTGCTGTTGAATATCTTGCCCACGTTTCTGAACTTCTTGTCCAGCATACTGAACTTGACGTCCAGCAGCAGCATCACCGCTAGATATGTTTTGACCACGTCTAGTTGTTGCACTTGATATATCTTGACCTCTAATTGTTGTTTGTTCTCTCATTTTTGCAAGCAATTCCTGTAACGAATTAGATTCACCAGCTAGCTTAATTTTAAGATTTCGTTCTTTTTCAGTTTCACCGCCAGAAAACTTTCTTTTTTTTTCAGCTTCAGTAGAACTAAAGTCTTGCTTTCTTGAAAGCATTTCAAAAAGATTTTGTTGAGCTAATGCATCAGATTTAACCTTTGCTTCAGCTTCAGTTGTTGCTCTTGTAGAGCCTAATAAATTTTTTACGAGTTGTTGATTTTGAGCAGTGGTCGAACCACCTGCAGTCTTCGCAATCAGTGCTCGTTGCTCTTGTTCAGAGAGTCCGTCTAATTGTCCGCTTCCAAATAAATCGGTTACAGCACTAGACCTTCGTTGCTTTCCATAGTCATCAAACGTAGACACAAGAGAATTAACTCCTGCATTTACGTTCTGACTAGCAACATTTGCCTGACCTAATAAAGCAGCGATACCGCTAAAGTCAGGAGCTTTTGGTTTTAAACTTGGATTAAATTGTAACATATATCCAACCTTAAAAAGTTAAATTTTGGCGAGCTTCATCTTCAGCTACACTTCTATTATATGCATCAGTCTGTAATGCCATTGATTTATTTGCAATATTTTCAGCATTTTTTTGTGCATTTCTTGCTGTATTTATTTGATACAAAGAACCAACGCCTTTAGCCAAGTTAGCAAAACCTGGACTACCTAAAGTACCAAGTATGCTATCAAATGAACTATTACCCGACGTATTTGCCATGTCACCGAAAAGTGACATATTTGGTTGTGTACCTTGTAGTGTAGATTGATTAATGAAGTTTCCTGCACCTTGTGCACCACCTCCGCCAAAAGAGCCAAGTATGCTATCATAAGCAGATCCCAAGCCACTTCCTATAGAGCTACCAAGTGATGATAACCCTCCAAGTATACTATCAAACATTATTGTCCTTTTAAATTAGTTATTCTAAATCAGTAACCACTTCAACAATATACTTAGGAACACTTCTAGTTAAGTGTGCTCCAATGTTACCATTTTCACTAATAGATTTTGGGTCATAATAGTGCTCTGGAACAAAAGATGATTTTAGAAATTTAACTATACCAATAGGTAGTTCTACTTCCTCATGTGGTTGAAATTCAACCGTGTACAATCCTATAGATGCAAAAACCGATGTATTCTGCTGTGCATTTTGAGTTGGATGAACTCTAACCTTGATGTATTTACCAAGAATTTTGTGTTTCTTAACACCATCTTTAACTTGCACAGAAGCACCAGGCTTTTCATTTGTAGTTTTATATTTACCAGTAGCTTTAATCTTTGAGACTAAAGTAGATTCTTTATCTTCACTGTCCATTTGAATCTTAAGTGAAACACAAATGTCTTCCAATTCTGCAAGATTCATTTGGTCTAGTGTTTTTTTTGTCATGCTATTTAAGCCTGTAGCCATAAATATCCTTATTTATATTATTAAAGTAGAGGAGAATTATCCCCCCTACGTGGTTACACTAAAGGACTAAGAATAGTCGTAGTAGTGTTTAGCAGTAGCATCTTCAACAGTTGCTGTAGCTTCAGTTCTAATCAACCAAGCTTCGTTTAAGATTGCTGCACCATGGATAGCTTTCCAACCTATAGTACCATATTGGTCTAGTGGGTCTTCAGCTCCAGATGAACCTAATGGTTTAACCTTAGTAACAATACCACCTTTACCTCTAAGCGTTACAGTTGCATAAGCATTTTCTGCAAAGAATAAAGATAGGTATACATTTGTATCTGTATTAGTACCTTGGTTAGCAATAGGTTCGTTATTGTCAGATTCTATGATACGGAAATCACCAATTCTACCAATCTCATTTGGATAAGCTTTAGAATAATCAGAGTAATTCTCTACATTCTGCCATCCTGGAAGAGCTCTTAAATCTGGAGTTAACGATGGGTCAACAATACCAACATACGCACTTCTAACAGCAGCAGTTCCAACTTTTGTACTTGCAGTAATAACTTTCTTAAATTTCTTACCACCTTGATTTTTAAGCTTAATAGCCATAATATCAAAGTCTTTAGAAACATGAACTTTCTTACTGTCAGCAACTTCAAGTCTACTAACGGCACCATCAGCATATACAACATTTGTACCAGCTCTAAGAGTATCTCTTGTTATTGTATCGATAGTTAATGACGCTTGGTCACCAAGAATATCCAGAAAAGACGACTCTATAGTGTCAAAGTCATATAAATCTAATTCATCAGTATAAGTGATATAATCACCATAATGAGCTACACCATATTCAACTTCTTCTCTAACTATCTTATTTGGAGCTTTTATATTTGAACCATTATACTCAGCCAATGGAGTAGTAGCAGGTAAGATATTTTTATATCTATAAGCAAATGCTTTTTTAGCATTACTATTTGCTGGAACTACTTTTGACTGACCAAACATATCAAATATTTGATTTGCAACAGCTCTTTCTAATAACGTTCTATCGTATACAGCTGTAACCTTAGCTGACAAATAACTTGCTGAGCCTTGTACTGGTGTTCTTCCAATTAATCCTGACATATAAATCCTTTAAAGTATTAGTAACCTATGTGTCGCATAAGTTACACTTGTTAAATGTAACATAGTCACAGAACCTCTAGTTTAACGACTATTTCGGTCGCATAACTAAAGGGGGTTAATATTACTTCTTAATGTTTCTCTTTAAAGATTCAAAGTCTTCATTTGATAAGTCCATTACATCATCATAAGTTTTAGCATTAGAGCCAGAGTTCTTATTTATAGTTGAATTAGAACTAGCTTTTTTACGCAGTTCTTTCTCCTTTTCTGTTAATGTTCTCTCATTATTTTTAGTAGACTTATCCAAATTTGGTTGAGTATCTAACTCAGACTGAGCTATCTTAATAGCTGAAGCCTTATAATGTTCGAAAAAATTACCACCATATAAAGCAAAATTAGTTCTTGCTTCAGGCATAGCTTTTTCAGCTAATCCACTTTTGACGTGCATTGAAAACGAACGTAAATGGTCTGCATTAGAACTAAGGGAATTAACAAAATCGTTACTTCCAGAGCTATGTAAAACATCTTGAAATTTAACAGCATGTTCTTTATCTCTTACTATTTCAGCAGCAACTTCTTCTACAGCAGACGGAGATGTAGGTTCAAAAGTTCCTTTATACTCACTAGCAGATGAATCAACTATATCTAAATGGTCAATCTTTGAACTTTCAGCAAGTTTAGCCAGAGCATTAAGGTCTCCATTTTTAATATCAACTAAAAGTTTAAGGTCATCTTGGTTAAGTTGTCCTTGTTCAATTATGGCTTTTTCAGTCTTCATTGTGTCTTCAGGTCTAGTTAAAGCTTCAGCACCACGTTTTAAAAAAGAACTTAATTCATCTTTATTTTTTAATGTTATCTTTTGTCCAGCAAAATCTACATCAATTGGACTAAAGTCATTATCACCATTGTCAGAATCATTATCTCCAGAATTGTCGTCTCCAGATTTATCGTCGTTTCTTCCATTTTCAGATTCATCATTGTCAGAGGAGTTATCATTTTCTCCCAAATCATCAATAGAATCTTCTTCAATTGTATCATTATTTTCTCCGTTATCTTCATCATTGATGTTATCATCAACTAATTCTCCGTTATCTAAGTCTTCAACTTCAGCAATAGCATCAGCTTTTAACTTCTCCATTTCTTCTTCAAATGTCATATGATTGACCCCCTTTAAATTTTATTATATTCGTGTGCTATTTGCAGATTTTAGAATTGAATCTATTTCAGCAACTGCTTTAGCAGGCTTCAATGCACTATCTACTCCATGACCTTCAGTCTTAGCCCATTTCTCAGCAGACTGAGCTTCTTTGTACTTTAATGTAGATATAGCATCAGCTCTTTCATTTTCAGCTTTAGCAACGTTTAATTGTCCTTCAGTCTGAGAATTTCTAATATCAGTTTCAAGCTTAGCTAATTCTAGCTTAAGTTTCTTTAACTCAAGTTCTTGTATCATTTGAGCCATAGGATCAGGCTCTGGCTTATAATTTCTTATAGCTTCAGCTTCATCATACTTATCAAATAATTCAAACATTTCAGCAGTTAAACTCTCTATTGTTCCTGGAGGAGTTTTCTCACCAAGTACTTTAGCTTGTTGCATAAGCATATTTAATTGCTTAAGCTTCATCCCTCTAACTACTTCAGTTCCAACCTTACAACTTACACCAGCTCTTTTTGAACTTCTAAATGCGTAATAATCAGCCTGTTCATTTTCACTAAACAAAGACTCTACTTGTTCATTAGTAAGCCAATTTTCAGCCATCGTTATCCACTCAAATACAACTTTACCCATAAGGTTAGCTATATTTCTCACAGTTCCTGCCATTCTTTGTTGAGACATTGTTAACTGCATATCTCCGTTGTCGTCTTTGTTAAGACTTCCCTGTGTCAATGCAGGACCACCAGCCCCTACTCCAGATAATTGTTCAGTTTCATTGTTAAACATTTGTATTGAACTGAAAACATCAGAAGATACACTATTGTGTTTTACTTCATAAACTATATCTTTTGGATTTTTAGTTGTAAATACATGTCTCTCTTTATTCCTAAGTCTCTTAAAGTTTACATAATCAAGTCCACCTTGTTGTATTAACTTTTGACCATTATTTGCAAGTGACATATTATCTATAATACCACGAACTAAACCAGTCTTAGCCTTTTGATTATCTCCTAAAAAGAATGCAAGTGCATTTCCCCATAATGAATATGAACGCTCAGAATAAACTGCACGCTGAAATGGTATCTTTTTACTAGGCATAGGATTATCTTCTAACATTAAATCTACATCATGCTTAGCACTCCATGAAGCCATTATCGGCTCCGCAATTCCATCTCCATCAAAATCATAATATCCCCAATACTCTAATATTTCTATCTTCTGTCTTACGGAATCTTGAGTTTGAGAAGTTGCATCAACACCATTCGATTGAGAGTCACTATCTCTAGCGCTACCAAGTATAGTATCATCACCAGCAGATATCTTATCCTTTAATCTATCTAAATCTTCTTCATCATATTTTCCAGAAGCTCTCAAGTCAGACAGCGTTTCATATCTTCTATGAATGACAAATCTTAATTCTTGTTCACTTCTTGCAGCAGGGTCTGGAAATATATGCTCATTTCTACAAACCTCAACAAAAGGTTTATTATCTAAATCAGAATATGAAGCATAAATAACATTAAATGTCTCAGGTTGTCCAGCTTTAGATTTATTTTGTTCAATCTTTGACGGGTCTTCACCTAATTGAGAACGCTCTAAAATCTCTTGCATAGTCATGCTTGGAAAGTTGTCTTCTTGCAATTCCTCTTCAAACTTCCATGAAGTCCTAGTCCACACAGTTCCTTCTCTAATCATCACATCTGTTAATTGATTAATAAATGTATCTCTATCAAAGTCATTAGTAAACTGATTGTTTGCATATTTTTGTATTATTCTCTTTTGAGAAGATGGTATATTTCCACTTATTCTTATAGGGTGTGAAGTACCAATGAAAGGTTCGCTTATGTTTGGCTTCTGCCATTCAATTTGTTTAGCTATTTCCTTCATAACTATCTTAGAACCATTAGTGTTTGAGTTCTTATTTCCTTTACCATAATAAAGGTCATTCCAATCAGAAATAAGTCCATCTATTTCAGTCTTTGCAGACTTTGCCTTTTTATAATCATGTCTAAAATCCTTAAAAGCTTTTGTTCGCCTTTCAGATTCAGTCATTTCAATTTCATCATCTATGATTATAAACTCCTTTCAATTTGTGAGCAATATTTTTCAGATATAATATCAGGCATATATGTACTTCCTACAGGAAATAACAAGTAATACCTAAAATATGTTCCATCACTCTTTTTTAAAAAATCCATTATGTTGGAATCTGCGGTTGTGTACCAGTTACTTCATCTGCCCTTTTAGACACGATTTGCATCATATTCTTAAGGTCATCTAAAACTGATTGTGCTCCAGATGGATTTGAATTAACAAAAAATGAAGCTACATTTCCTTGCATCTTGGATAATTCCATAAGCATATTATCATCAAAGCCTTGTAGTTTTCTAGATAATTCAACCAATTGCGTAGCAACTGCATGTAGTTGTCCATCAGCTTGAGTGATATATTGTATATAAGAATTAGCTTTTTCTTCTGGAGTTAATCCAAAATCACTCATTTCTCCTAGAAATCTATCTAGACTTGTTTTATACAGTGAACCATCTTTTATTAAATCAGCCATAGTCTTGTTGTACTCTGTCAAAGCTGTATCAACGTTTATTGCCATTGTTTTCCTTTATGTTGTATTCTATAGACATATCTTTTTCAATTTGAATATATGGGTTATAATAATTTTTAAGTTTCTCATTTTCCTTATCAAAAAAATCAACATTATATGACGACTCATCTTCACTATCTTCTTCCTCATATATTAAATCTGCGTAGTTGCTATTGACGGCATCAGAATAATCTTGTTGACCAGCTGATAACTCAGATGTTATAAGTGTCTGAACAAGGCTTACAGATATTCCCAATGCTACATTAATTATAGGAGTTAAATTAGCACCAATGACCATTCCAACAAATTGCAACAATGATGAAAAAAAAGTAAGTGTAACTCTCTTCCAATAATTTATACTCTTCTTATAAACCTTCAAATAATATGTTGCACCAAGTGTATAGAATACATCTGAAGATTCAGCACTAATCATCTTGTCTTTTATAAAAAATCTTGTTCCAGAATGATATAGTGCACTTGGTTTTGAAGCATGAATAAATCCATTTTCTTCATTATATAAAGCTATATCTCTTATTGACCATATTAAATTAGCATATGTTTTCTTATATTGACCTGCAGTATTCTTGTATATTTCCTCAAGTACAGGTGGAGCAGTATCATTAGTTCCGTCATGAGATTGAATATTTGAAAGATTTATTAATTCAAAACTATTATCCCATGTTATATCAAAAGTTTCTAAATACTTTAATATCCTTAATCCATTACCATCATCTCTGCTTGATATATTCACATTAGATATAGAAGTACAGAATGTATCCAGTCCGCATATCATTAATCCAAGCACAGACTTATATAAATATTGTTCTGGAAAAACAATTAAATTATTAGAAGAATCATAAAATTGAATACTACTTGCGTCACCATATATAGATGAAGGAGAATACTTGTAGGTATCATCAGTAAACGGTATCCAATTTTTTATTCCATCAAAAACATCATCACCAGAAGCCATAGACTTAAGGAATGTTGCATTAGCCGAGTTGAATACGCTCCAAGACATGTAAGCATTTGACTCATGCTCTATTGTAAATCTTGTAATATTATATGCACTAAATTGTCCACGTATAAAGTCACAGATAAATTCAATATCTTGTAAATTGTATTGAAAGTTAGGCTCTATCAAAAAACTAACTCGTTCTATTGTAGGGTCGCTATATGATACTTTAATTTCAGCTATTTGTGAAGTTGTGTATCCTAATAACTTAAGATATGCAGTAGCATCATCTTCTACACTAGAATTTAATAAATAATCTACACTATCTATATTTCTATAACAGTCTATTCCATCAACAACAACTATTGGGTCTGGAGCTAAAGATTTTTCTAATCCATCTATGATATCTATTTTTGCTTTATTGTATGCGGAAGTAAAACCAAGAATATTTCCTATTATTGTTTCACGGAAAGCATCAGCAATATTTATTGTACTAAAGAAGTTTGGTGGCATAACTAGAGGATTAACTTCATCATATGATAACCGTACATCACCCCAGCTTATAAAAGCAGCGCCAGAAGCACCTCTTCCTCCAATGCCTGAACCAGCATCACTATATAAATAATCATAGTCTTGAGCGGCATCATCCCAAACCTTTTCCCTTAATAATCTATCTGATGAACCTCCTCCGCCACCACCAGAACCAAGTCCAGAACCTACCTTTCCAGGTTGACCGTCTACAGTTATAGCATCAAATTTACTTCCAACTTGATATGCATGGATTCCTCCATCCCCTCCTTTACCAGTCAGATGAAAGACTTCACCAGTAATTGGATTATTTGCAGATGGAGGAGTTGAATCTTCTCCTTTTGTTCCATCTCTTGGGTCAGAATAATATTCACCAGCTGAACTAAATCCGCCACCGCTTCCACCCTGCGCTGTATATATCTTGCCTGTAGATAGAACTATAGTACTATCAGTTCCATCACTGCCGTAACTATAAAATGGTTTATACCAATCAAAAGTATGACTAGAGCCGTCCCAATATGTTCCAACATTGTCTGAGCCTGCTCCTCCATTTCCAATTGATATTGTAATAGTTATTCCATCATATAATTCATTCTTGTCTATAATAAAACTACGTCTTTGACCAGCAGAACCACCACGTCCTATCATTATGCTTATTGGAGTATTGTGTGTAGAGTGATGCAATATTATTGCTCCTGCTCCACCACCACCTCCACCATACATTGTTATAGTCAAATCTCTGTCAAATGGAAAATCAACACCAGCAGTTAAAGTAGTAGACGATAATATTTCGATAAAATCACCATCATTATTATAAGCCATTAGATTTTAAAGCCGTAAATAGCTTCTTCTGTATTTGTTCCAAATTGTCCTATAGCAGTAGCATCTTGAGTCTCATCATGAAGCTCATTAGCTATTTGTCTATTATTATATAAGTCTATTTCTTTTTTATATAGTGACATATGTGTACCAGCTACAGTTCTTTCGAGTCCTGCCATTATGTATAATGCTACAGCACTTAATAGCTCTTCGTCCATGTCCACCTCATCAGTAGAAACAACCGAAGCAATTGGTTTTCTAAGAAATGTCTCAGTATTAAGAACTTTATCAACTACGTACCTCCATGTTCCAGTTATTGGTTCGACATCAAACTGTAAAACTATAGGTAATGTTTCTTGACCTACATGTTCTAATGCCGTTTGAAGTCTATGAACCATGCTACCATCAGCTGGTAGAGTTGTTCTATTTATTGTTTTGGAGAGAATTAATCCCTCAAATGTTGAATACGTCATGTTTCTCCTTTAACAATAATCATCATTATATCCCTCTTCAAAGAGGTCGGACATATTATCTTGACCATGACCAACTTCAGTACCTACTTCTGACATTGAACTATATACAAAGTCAGGGTCTAAAAAGTTAGCCAAACAGTCCACTGCATCATCATGAGCTGTTGTCGGTCCAGTTTTAATGTATCCTTTCATTTCATACTCAAGCTCAGCTATTGAACCTAAGTCTACATCTAGTGGAAAGTGAATGTGTCCCATCTTCATCTTTGGTTGAAGTGAGTTAATCCTAAACTCTTTTGAATTTACAGAGTTATTTACCAATCCATCATAATTGAAATACGTATTAGTTGCCATCATCTTCTGTTGAATGAAATGGTCTAATACTTGTTGTAATGCTGCTTTCTCAGCTCTAGTTTCAAGAGGCTTGAATTTTGCTACATGATTGAATAGTTTATTTATTACCTCAGTAGGATTAAACCTACCAACGTCACACTTAACTATCCACCAATGCTTATTTTTGTCTACACCTATAGTTATAATAGTTGTATAATCACCACTTTGTTTCTTACTAATAGCCAAGTCCATACTTGTAAAGAAATTCATCTTATTAAAGTCTGGTTTTTTCTCAGCATAATAGTAATACTTAAAGAATGATTCTTCAAAAATACGCATATCATCGTTAACTACTTCAAGCATCATCTCTCGATAAAAGTCAGCTTCAGCACCCATTTCTTTAGCTTCAGTAAATTGCTGAATTATAGCACTAGGTGTAAATCTGTCTTTCCATGAAGAGACAATATCTTCCTCAGGAACTGGAAACTTATCTGCAACTGGAAACTTCACTGACTTATAAGTTTTACTTCTTAACATTTCCATTAATAAGTCATCATCTGTCATTGGAGTTCCAACTACCATCTTTTTATAGTGAGTAACATCTACAGAGTTGGCTACAGTTGAGTAATACCAAGTTTTAAGCTTTTTCCTTTCATTTTCACTAGTTAATATTTCATCAACTAGAATATCATCAAAAATTAAAAGCTGTGGACGTTTACCATTCTTTTTAGTACCACGCATTGACTGCCCAGCACCTTTTGCTTGAATGTGTATAACGTGTCCGTCTTGATTCTCCCAAGCTATATAGTCTACCTTGTCGGCAATTACTCTTCCTTGCTTGTCTTTTGCTAACTTTAAGAACTCCTGTAATATTTCACTGTTATCCCACAAGTCACGTATTCCACGTAATTGTTCTTTTGCTTGGTCTATAGTTGCTGAAAAGATAACTAAGTTATGAACTTCACCAAAATTAGGTAAGTTCCCTCTTACAGCAACATACAATGGAGTATAGTTTGTCATTACAGTCGATTTAGCACCACCACGATGAACCATAGCTTGAACGTTTTGCTCTTTAGAATACATTTCATCTATCATTTGATAGTGCATTCTAGGAGTAGAGTTTTGTTCTTGAGGTATATGTATGTTAATCCATGAAAAGAATTCTATTGACTCTTTGCGTGGTCTATATCCCTCAGTATAGCTAGGTCTTATGAAATGTTCAACTTTTTTCCTAATAGATAACGTCGACATCTATAACCTCCCCATTACTATTTACCATTTTTCCTGCATCATGAAGCAATGCTATTTGTTTACTTAGATTAGTTGAAGCAGTTTCACCAACATTTAATTCACCTATAGTAAGATTAAGTTCAGTCTCAGCTCTTTGCTTTTCCTGCTTAATATATGGCTGAAGAGCTTTTGCAGCTTCAGTCTTCTCTCTAGGTGTAGTTCGTTCACTATTTACTATAGCCATAAGTTTACGTATAACAACTCTACATTCAGCCTGATTAATAGTTCCATCATCTGGAGTTAAAAATAAAACAAGATTCTGTACCCATTTACTTCTATGAAATTGAGATGATACTTTCTTTGCAACTTCAGCATCTACATTAAATGCTTCAGCATATGCAGCATTAACTTTTGAGCCGTCAATGACAAGATGTGCGAACTTTAATCCGCCTTGAAATCTATCGTCATCGACCTTGGCTTTTGCTTGAATAGCAAGCAACTCGGGTTCTTGTTCTTTTGTCACGACTAAGTCCATGAACCTCCTTTTGTATTTATTATTTCAAGGCTAACTATGGGATGCTCCATAGCCAGCAGTCAGATAACTAAAATATCTTATTTAAAAAACTATCTTTTTTAACCATTATATAAACGATTAAATCCATTGTTGCTTCAGTACTAAATGAATGTTCATTCTTTGAGTATCTTCTAATTATTTCAGTGCTGAACAATTTGTATCCTAATAATTCTAAATCATTAGCTTCTTCTAAACTATGAGCAGTTTCTATTTTATTCATTTTCTTTCCTTTTTATTATTTTTAAATCATCTGGAAGTTGAATATGAAATTCTACTTTACCATTTGAAGTATTTATATAAATTGTACCATTAAAAGTATTATCAAGTGAACCTACAGTTCCAACTAATACTTTGTTTTTATGTCGCTCTAATTCTTCAATTAAAACTTTAATATTACTCATCATTTTTGTTTCCTTTCGAGCAGTTCTATCAACTTCATTAATCCTAATCCCCAGAAAACTGTAGCTGGAAAAAAGGCAAGACCAATTCCTAGTCCTGATAAAAACTCATTACCCATTTATTTTCCTTTTGTTTTATTATTATTCTATTATCGTCTTATATATACTTCTAAGATTTTTTCTGTCATTAACTACTATTGACGTACAACATGGCTCTATATCTACATGACTATCATACTTAGTTTTACAAAAAATACATGAAGCAAAATACCTTTTATTTTCCAGAACTTTTTTTTTCATATCTTAGCCTTTCTGCATATACTGATATAATGGCTAAGTCTCTATAAGACATTTGTATTTGACCTTCTTCGGCAACATGGTCTTTTATATCTAATAAGGTGAAGACATCAAATCCATTATCAACACAAATATTTGCGGCATCTGACCAATTTCCAAATTCTATATCTATAGATACTTCATAAAATTTATCAATCATTGCTTCAGTTATTTTCATATTATTCCTTTTTATATATATTTTACAGAGCCTACTATATTGTAGACTCCATGAAACATACTAAAATATTTTATATTTACCTAGTATATCTTCTAGTTGATAAGCTCTTAAATATTCCAGAAAGCTACATGCATCAGTTATTTCACTGGACATGAGCCACCTGCACATTCTTGAGTCTCCATTTCATTGTCTAATGAATCCTCTATGTTGTTAAAATTAACATCTTTAAGCTGACTAATATATTCTTCATATAATGTTTTAGTTGTAACTTCTTGTGGTAAGTACAAATATCCTAAATCCATAGCAGTCTTACTTGGGTCCATTCTGTAAAGAAAAGATACTCCAACGTAATGTTCCCAATTGTCAAGAAGCCAATCTATAATATCTGGAACTTCATCTGGACTATAACTTATTGTATTACTTACATTTTGCTGACACCAATACACATTATATTTCTTATATCTTTCAAGCTGAGATACAGCAGTATCATTATTAACTTCAACAACTTCACCATCAGTTCTTATTGCTTTGTCAAATTTTACTTGATTCCATTCTACTGGAAATTTAACTATAGTTCCTTCATCTGGCATGTTTGGATTATCCCTGACTTCGTAACCAGCTTCCTTTAATCTTGGAAGTATAGGGTCATTCTTACCAAAGTTTATATTATTGAATATATATCTACCTAGTGGTTTATGAACACCTTCTGTAGTGCTCATTACTTTTGATAATGTTCCAGATGGCTTTACCGTAGTCACATTCTTTGGTCTTTGAAAACCGAGTTCATCAGCCATAGTATATGCACTATGTATAGCTATATTTTTCATGCTTTGTATATCATATTCCGACAAGTCATCTCTTTGACATATTCCAGTAAGTCCTACACCCATGAGTCTTAAAAATTCATTATTTAAATGCCAAGCTTCTTGTAGTATACCATCTTTTAGATTAACTAATGTCTGTCTATAATTAGCTCTAGAAGCAAGTTCTATGACTCTATTCATATGGACAGTATTACCTCTAAACTTGGCAATATCTATTTCAATTAAGTTACAGAAAGCTTTATTTCCAAGTAATATCTCACAACATGGATTGCTACCTTTAAACCAAGGAGCTCTTGCAAGTGCAGTTTCACCATTAACAAAACCAGGTTCAGAACCTCCACTATCTTCCATTAACTGAAAAATATGTTTAAGCTCATCTCTACTTGGTTTATCATAAAATACTATGCTATTATTAGATTGTACTCTCTGCGGATTGTTTACCCAATACTCTCTTTTAGCTATACTAAATTCTTCCCATTCAGGTTTTCCATATTCGAATAATGCTATCTGAGCACTTCGTCTACTTGAAAGTATAGTTCCTAACCAATTTACTAAGTCTAATATATCAATCCTAGTTAATAATTCACCAGCTTTTCTATTAAGTATCTTAGCTATAGCTACAAATGCAATAGATATTGCTTCATCGCCAGAACTTATCCAGCCATACCCTTTAAGCCTCTCACCAGCTGGTCGTAACTCTGAGAAGTCGAAAGTAAGGGTATCAACATCGTTTTTCCCTGCAAGTAATTTTCCGATTGATTTAGACCATGCTTCAGCTGAGTCTCCAACTTTGATTGTCCAATGTTTTGTTTCTTTGTTATATGTTTCGACATTATGCTCAATACCACCTTTAGTAGTTCTCTTTGTTCTTATTACTTCTATATTTTCTATAGGTTTAAAAAATCCATTAAGTGAACCAACTATTGGTTTAAATCCAACGCCACATCCCTGCATAAGCAACCAGAGAACATCGACAACATCATATACAGTTTCAACTTCAGTAAAACTACAATTAAATTGAGATGCCTCTCTAGTTTTTGCAATCTTAGTATTTCCTAGCCATAGAGTTCTTCCACTTACCGACACTTCTCTAGCTAACATCATTGTTTCTAATTCAGCAAGCTCATTTTCTTCTACAAAATTAAGCTCTCGTTCTAGTGCTCTAACCCATAGCCATTCTTGATGTAATCTTACTCGTCTACATATATCTTCCCAAGTTTCAAACTTTGTTTCATCTTCATCTAATGGTCGTGCATATGTTCTTCTTATTACCACATCAGCTCTAGTTTGCATTCCTTTGTTAACCAACAATTCTCCTTTTAAATTTTGGTAGAGGAAAAATCAGCAATATACCATAAACTCCTAGCTTTTTCACTTTTATCTTTAACAAATTTTCCATTAATTATAGTTCCAACTCTAGTAGATATTTCTTTTGCTACCTCTGACAAAACTTTTATAGGATTATACCCAAGTTTAAGTGGTTCACCAAAGGCATAGACCATAATGTCGCCAAATGCATCAAGTATATCGTAAACTGTTGGTTTGATATATCTATTTTTATCATTAGATTGAATAGCCATATCAACTTCAAATACAAGTGATTCATATACATTTTTAGAGTATGTTCTCTTTTTGTTATCATGAACTCCATGTGCTTCAAGAAGTTCTTCTATTATATTCAGACTTGCAACTTCTATGTCAAACTTTTGTTTATCAAGTTCTCTATCAGTATTAAAGTCTAGCAATTTCTTAAGTATTTTCATTCATCCTCTTAACCATATCGTGTTCAAAAAAGATATAGCCTTTTGTATCAGCTAGTCTTTTTCGTATTTCATCTATATTATCTCTAACCCAATCATTAGCTGTAATATGATTATCTAGACCAAAATCCCATATACCTTTGATTAATTGATACGGTGGTTTGTCATGCCATATTAATATACCACCACCAGTCGCACCTTTTGAACATTGATAAAACAATTCTAATCCCAGAATAGAAGCTCTCTTACTAGTCTTACTTGCACGAGGCTTCTTTCCATATACAGATATTATCTTTGGATTATTCTGATTGTTCATTGTCTTTAGGTTTATTTAATTCATCTAAATCAGTCTGCATAACCCTAATTGCTTCTGCAGCTCTATTACCATCAGCAATAACTTCATCTATGAATTGAGAAAATATAGAACGTGCCATAGCATTTTCCATATATTTTTGTTTTTTATTAATATCATATGAATGAAGATTATGTATCTGAGACAAAGACCAATTATCTATAAAAGTATCACTGAAGACTAAGTTAAAATCAGGATTTACTAAAAGATTCTTCATAGCCAATCCAAGTTTTGCATGAGTTCTTTCTACTTCTAGTTTTTCGTTCAGGTCAATTTGTTGTTCAACTTCTAAAAAATCTTCCTCCATACTAAAGCTCTATGTCATCATCTTGAGCAGTTGTGTCAGCGGCACTAGCAACACCTGCAGTTGGTGAACCACCAGCTAAAAATGCTTGATGTCTCTTGTTTGAATAATCTTTTAAAGTTGTTTTTAATTTCTCACTAGTTAATGCAGGAGCTCCAGCAGCTTTTTCAGCCGTAGTTGTACCATCTGCAAAGAAACTTCTATTTAATTTTCTTAGTATCTTTTCTTTTCCATTATAGTAATCAAGCTCAATTTGAATTGCAACCATAAATGATTTTCCAACAAGTTCAGTCAAAATTTTAGCATCATTTTCTTTGCCTTCAAAATTTTTTCTTTTCCCGTCTACAACAGCGCCAGTAAAAGCAGGGTTTGTAACTGCTACAAGCTCTTGAAATCTAGGATAATCAAAGTTGTCTTTACCTGTATTCCATTTTTCTTGAACACACAAACCATAAATACTAGCTTTAGCACCAGTATTTGATTCTAATTCTAGATCCATTCTATAGTTATCTGAAGCATCTTGCACAAGATAAGCTCCTGTAATTGTAACTGAATGAACTCCAGTATCTAAGCTTCCACCTGCCGTTGCTGCAGCAATTGCTGCTTCATCTTTTTTAAATACAAAACTCATTATATATTTTCTCCATTTTCATTTGATTTAGCTTCTTCAGCTTTTTGTCTTTTTTCTTCTTCTTTTGCTATAAGTCCAGCCTTGAATTCCTCAAATGCATCTGATTTGTAGGTCTCAACTTTTTCTCTACTAGCTTCAATTCTAAGAGCTTCAGCATTAGCTTCAATACCCTTAGTCATGTCTTCTGGATTGCCACTAGTTAGAAATTTAAGTGCTTCTTCTTTCTTAGATTGTACTTGCTTTCCAAGTTCATAATTATATTTACTAGCATAAATACTAGCACCTTTTGATTTACCACCACTCATTACCATTTCATCTTCAGGCATATAATCTTGGAAGAATCTACAATAATGGAAAGTTACTCCATCAATAATTTGTGGAGGATTTTTAGATACACCACCACCTTGTTTTGGTTCGAATGTACCAATTGCTCCATCTAAAATTGGAGTTATATCAGCTAGTTTTAGTTCGCCACTATCACTTGCTAAATTTACGATTTGTGCTTTAATACCTTTTAGGTACTCAAACGATTCTGCTTTTGTCATTTAAATCCTTTTGTTGTTGACATTTCTTATTTAGTTAAAGTCTTTAGTGACTCACCTATCTTAGCTAATATACCAAAGTCAGAGAAAGTCATTAGGCTAAAAAAAGCTTCAGGTTTCTCTGCTATTGAATCAATGTTCTTTTCGTCTCCTAATGGAAATCCAAGAGCTTTGCATTCATTAGCTAATTGTTGTACTTTTGCCGAGTCCCCATTGTAATAGTTACTTAGTTGCTGTATTAATAGCTTCTTTTTTGTTGCTAGTTCCATAGAACTTCCTTATAGCTTTTACAATATGACCTGCGTCATTCTTTACTGTATTGGCAAACATACCAGTAGGGGATTTTGCAGTGTTGAACTTATTTCCTTTATATACTAGATTGATATCTGTAACTTCACCAGTCATATCATCATACACAGGACGAGTATACATCACAATAATAAATTGCTTTTCTATATATCCATACTTCAGTTCTCTACCTTTAATTTTAGCATATGACTTTATTTCACCAAAGTTCTCATTCTTCTGTTCTGGATGACCAGTTATAAAAACTTGTTGCTTTAAAGCCTTTATCTTTTTCATTATAGATTTAGTTATCTCATTATAATTAGCCCATACATCAAAGTTAGTAAATGCAAAGTTAGTGTAAGTTTCAACTAATTCAAGTGTTGCACTTATTGAATCCATAATCACATAATCATATTTATCTCCTTCTGGACCAGCAAGTCTATCTAGTATAGACAAAACACCTTTACTGCTAGTTATATGAACGACTTTAAAATCGCCCTCATTAGCAAAAGGCATTACTTGGTCTTCTGTATTTATTATTATAGTTCTATCTGCAGGTAAACCTTTAATTCCACATGCATCATCCTTTCCAAACATAGTACTTTTTCCAGTACCAGTATCTCCAACAATAAGCACAGGAATACCTTTATGTTCGTATTCTCTTCTTTCTATTTTATCTTCTGCCATAAGCAATCCTTTATTTATTTTTCATCTAATACAGTAACTATTGGTTCAAAAAATGGTTCAAGTCCAAACATTAATATATCAAGTTCATCTGAACGTTCAGTTTCATGTTCCTTTATTGCAATATACTCATCTTCATTTACTTCGACTTCGAATATATCCATGGTCCAAACCTTTTAGTTCTTTTGATTCTATATTTAAAGTTAGATAAATTTCCTTGAAAAAAGTATTTAGAGTCAACATGAATATATCTAAAAGAAGATATATCAGATACTAATCCTTTATATTCGTTAAATCTATGAGCATATGAATCCTCTTCATCTAAAACACAGTGAACATAATCACCTACTTTAACTTTTTTTGACATATCACAACTCCTTAGGTCTTTGCCACAGTTTTATTTCTTTTCCATCAAATTGGTCCATTCTTACTAACATATGATTCAATATAGCATCATATTCGCTATCAAACCATTTCACTATTTCATCAAAAGTACAAATATAATTTAATTGCTCAAAGCTTAATGTTACATTTCGTTGTTCTGGTTGTAGCCCATGAACTATGTTAAATGCTCCTTTTTCACCTATTCCAGCAACTCCCTTAATATTGTCATCTTTGTCACCCATTAATGTCTGCATTAAGTACCATTTTTCTATTTCTGCATTTGTTCTTCCATCTTGCCATGTAAACTTGTTATAATTATAAGCAGATGTAGGACATGCATTAAGAACGTCTTTATCTATAGCAGCAACCATATATCCTTTGTTTATAGCCAAATATATAACTAAATCATCAGCTTCTATTTTCGGTTTTTCATATACTACAGGTTTTAATCTAAGTCTAACTATATCCTTAAGTTCTTTTATCCCCTGCACTACAGTTGGTTTACCTAATCTATTTGCTTTATACTCTGGGTATATATCATGCCTAAAACTTTTAGATGGACTTAAGGCAATTATTGCTTTAACTTCATCCTTATATTGATATGTATGTGGACCGTTAAATACAGCTCCTTTAATCTTAGCAATTTCACCACAGAATTCCGCATATGAATTTTCTAATGCTTGATTTTTATTGCTTTCCCATATGTCTTGATGTCGATAAAGTGACTTATATATTAAGCTATCGGCATCTATTGCGATTTTATAAATCACATTATCTCCTTTTGTTTGTTGTACATAACAATTGCCACATACATGTTCGTTTACTGGTTTATCCCCAAGCCAAAATGTATGACAAAGTACTCCAGTACCTCCACAGTATGGACATTTACCATAATCTGCATCAGTACCAGAGCCCTTGCATACTCTATTTAATAGTCCATGCTTTTCATAGAAATTAATTTTGAAGTTATTATATGGAATAATATATTCTCTACTTGAAAAATCTTCTCTATCATAACTCATGATTAATCCTCGATATTGTTTTCTAAATCTTCAAAATAAGTAGGACCATGCATTCTGATATAAGCTTGTTTACGTTGAGACTCTAATGATGGCAAGAAATTATCTCTTGGTTTTTCATCTAATTCACCTATTATTTCTGCAAGTAAAAGTAAATTCTCATGATAACTAAAACCTAAGTCA